AAGGAAAAACAGTTACAGAAAAGGTAGAAAAGCCAAAAAATGACTAATCACTTCGAACATATTTTACCGCTTTCGGAAGTGAAAAACTATCTTAGGGTAGATGATTGCTTTGATGAAGATGACGACGCTATTACAAGAATGATTGCGTCCGCTTTCGGTTTTATTGAGAAGCAGACCAATCACGTCTTTAAAGTGCAAGCTAAAACTTATCATAAAGATTATTCTTGCGTGATTAATGTTTATGATTACCCGATCAATACTACTGAATATCCGGAAGGTGTTGTACCTTTAAATTTCGCTGGGTTTACAAGGTTTTGTAATATTGATAGTGTTACTATTAATATCGGCTATACCGACCGATATAATGCTCCATCTGAATTAATCGAATCAGCGCTACAAATGATTAAAGTGTGGTATTTTGAAGCGGAAAAACAATCGAATACAACCCTGATTCATGAGAATGTAAATCAGATTTTAATGTCTCATAAACGATTTATAATTTGTTAGCTAGAAACTACAATACAAAGATTCATATCTACACCGAAACGCCTGTTCCCGATGGTTTTGGCGGTTTCACAATTACTGAAACATCTATCAAATCTGTTTGGTCAAAAGTGAAAAGTTCCAACGGCACAAAGTTCCAGGACTTCGGAATAACTGACTTTAAAAACCCGGTTATCTTTTCCATTCGAGGTAAAAACAAAATACAATTTGATGAAAAAAATTTCGTTAAGTATAATGGGAAAAGATTTGCCATCAAAGGAATACAAGATAAGAACTACGAGGGTATTGAAATAGATTTACTTTGTGATGAAGGTTAAAGGCGTTGATAAGGTTTTAAAGAAGCTGGCAAGATTCGGAGATGAAGCAGATCGAAAGGTTATCGCTGTCACAATGATAACTGCTCAGGAAATAGCAACTGACGCAGCGCAGAAAGCACCCACCGATATGGGTAAATTAAAACAATCTATCAATGCTACTCAGGAAACACCTTACAAGTGGTGGGTAAATGCAAATGTTTCATATGCTGCATATGTTGAATTCGGAACAGGGACCAATGTTGAAGTCCCGAATGAATGGAAAGATATTGCAATGGCTTACTACGTAAATGGTCAAGGCTTTATGCATCCGCAGCCTTTTTTATATCCGGCATATCGCAAAGGAATTAAGCAATATGAGCAAGATTTGAAAGACCTTTTAGATAGTCTTGTGAGAAAGTTTAATCAATCATAACCGTAATTTCTATTGCGGTTTTTTTATTTATAAATCATTTTATTTCACTATATTAGAGATAACGGGTAATGTAGTGGAATTAAGATGAGGAATCCGGATAAATATATTCGCAAATATTTCTTTGATACTTTAAATGGTATGGTAGTGAACGGAAAAACAATTCCTGTTTACGATACCAATGCGCCAAATAACGAAAAGTTTTTAGTGATTCTTTCTACGCAATCAGGATCTGACAATTGGAACTCAAAATGTTCTGTTGATAAAGATCGTGAGATTTTAATCGATGTCGTTACTCGATTTAATGGTTTGGTTGGTAGTCGTGTTATGGCTGATGATATTGTTGAGAAGATTCTGGAATTAACACAAGATATTCAGATTGAAAACTTCACGACTCAATATTACAATAAGTCATTTCCGGCTGATTTAACACTTACCCAATCGACCGAAACAATTCATAGAAAATTTATTAATTATCAAATAAAACTTAAAGAAAATGGCTGAACAATCAATTTTAGGTAAAAATGAAATACTTTTCATTTATGCGCCGTTGAAAAATGCTGCAGGAACGGTGGTGGTAGCAAACTATTTCCCGGTCGGATGTCTTACAACAAATGATCTATCAAAGACAATTGAAATGCAGGATGGAACGATTACAAAATGTAACACGTCACCAGATCCTATTTACGGGAAGAAATCTTATCAGATCACATTCGAGGCTGTAAACATCGAAAACGAAGGTACAAGAGCTAGTTATGAGGCTATTTCTGATGCAATGGATGATGCTTATGAAAACAAAACACCTATTTTCTGGAAACAAGAAACTACGCTTGCTGATGATTCCAAAAAAACCATTTATGGGAAAGCTTTCTTAACAGAACTGTCTAAGACAGCACCGGTTGAGGGGGAGGTTACATTCTCCGGAACTTTAGTTGGAAGCGGTGAAATTTCAGCAACTGATCTAAACGTATAATTATGAATAAAGTAGTTTTAAAGTTTGGTGATTTGGAGTTCACTGCAAAATTTGGTCTTGCAACTATCGGAAACTTGTTGAAAAAAGAAAGTTTATCTCTGCAAGAATTCTTTTCAATGTTTGAAAGCAACATCGCCTACATTGCTCCAAAGTTATTATTTCACGCCATTAAAAAAGGAGATCCGGCAAAAGAGATTACGGAAGAACAAGTCGAAGATCTTATCGATGAAGATGGCGGTTTTAATTCGCCACAATTATCCGTTTTCATTACCGCATTTGGGAAAAGTATAAAGACTGATAATGTGGGAAAGCCGAATCCGGCGACAAGAAAGCCGAAAAAATAGATTTTGAGCAAGATGTTATTTCGTTTGCTCTTGTAGAATTGAATTGTCCATCTCTTGACTTTGTTGAGGATATGTCTTGGCGAGAATTTCAATTGAGATTAGCCGGGTATATCCGTCAGCAAAAAGAAAAATGGATTCATACTCGTGAAGTTGTCTATTATACACTTGTTTCCTCTGGATCAATCAAACCAGAAAAGCTATCAAAAGAAAAGTTTATGCCATTGGAAAGTAATGGTAAAGTAAAGAGTGGAGGTCTTAATGACAGACAGAAAGAATTAATGAAGGAGGCATTAAATAAGGCATTAAATGGATGATGGATTAAGAATACCGATTGGGGCAGATAGTACACTTCGAAGAGATCTACAATCTGCCGAGCAAGAGATCACTAATTTCGTAAATAAGATTAATAAAATTGGTGAGGCTGGGCAACAGATTGCTTCTTTAGGTAAAAGCCTAACTACATCTATTACTTTGCCTATATTAGGATTGGGAGCTGCTGCCGTTAAATCTTATGCAGACATTCAATCTTTGCAAAAAGGACTGGAGGCTGTTATGGGTAGCGCAAATGGCGCTTCACGTGAATTTGATAAACTAAAAGAAGTGGCTAAACTTCCGGGTTTAGGATTAAAAGAAGCTGCGCAAGGTTCAGTTGCTTTACAATCAGCGGGATTCTCGGCTAACCAGGCTAGAAAATCACTAATGGCATTTGGAAATGCTCTTGCTACCGTTGGTAAAGGAGCAAACGAAATGAATATGGTTATTCTGGCCTTAACTCAGCTCCAAAATAAAACAAGTGGTTACGGTCAGGATTTAAGACAGTTGACTGAGCAATTACCTCAATTAAGGGGAGCGTTAACCGCTGCTTTTGGCACATCTGATTCTGAAGCTATTTCTAAGAGTGGAAAAACGGGTGCTGAGGTAGTTAAAATGTTAACTAAGGAATTTGAAAAACTTCCGAAAGTAACAGGGGGCATAAAAAACGCCTTTGAAAATCTCGGTGATGCAATGCAAACATCGCTTGCAAGAATTGGAAAAATCATTGATAAAAATATTGATGTTTCCGGGCTGATTGATAGAATCACTGGATTTGTTGATAAAATAGTCACTGCTTTTGAAAATCTTGATCCCGCATTTCAAACTGCTATTTTAGGAGTTGCTGCTTTTGCTGCTGCAATAGGGCCATTACTGGTAGTTGTCGGGAGTTTTATGGCATTATTGCCAACGCTAACGGCTGGAGTAGGTGCTTTATCAGTTGCTTTTACGGCAATGACCGGACCAATCGGATTGGTAGTAATTGGGATAGGTGCAATTATAGCTGCTGTTGTAACTAATTGGGATAAAATCGAGCCTTATTTCAGTGGCACTGTTGAGTGGTTCAAAAGAATGTATGTAGAATCTAATATTTTCAGACTATCAGTCCAGGGAATAGGTTTTTCATTCAATGCCCTCGGAATGATTGCTGTTGAAGTCGCAAAGAATATATGGCAGAACTTTAAAACTATCGGAAAAGGACTTTTAGAAATGTTTGCAGGGTTAGGAGGTGTTATAGAGGGAACTCTCACACTTGACTGGCAAAAAGTAAAGGAAGGTTATAAAAGGGGGTTTTCCGCTGTCGCAAATACTGTTACAGGTTTAGCTAAAAATGGATTGAATACATTCGATTCAATTTTGTCCAATATGGATAATTTGGAAAAGAAGTGGACAGGGTTAAGTTTCGATAATATTAGTGAATCTGCAAAAAAAGTGGTAGAAAATTTTGCTGAGGTAGAGAAGAAAACTAATTCAATTACCAAAGGATTTGCAAAAGGAACTGAGGGCTGGTATGAAGAGGAAATAAAAAGACTTGAAGAATTAAAGAATTCTGCGATTGTTGGAAGCAAAGCTTGGAATGATTTAAACGTTTTGATTGAAAAATATCAGAAATTACTGAATCCTGATAAAATAAAGCCAATAGAAATTGAGCCTATTGAAATAAAAGGAGGTTCTAAGGATTTATCTTATTTAGGGAAGATATTTGGAACGCCAGCAGAAATTGAAGTTTATATTAATAGTCTTATTGCGGGTATAGAAACCTTGCCTAATAGATTACAAACCACATTTGATGAGGTTAGAGCAGGATTTCAAAGCCTTACCGCACAATTAAATGCTGATTTAAAAAACCTTATTACAACATCTATATCAAGTGGTATTTATGATATGGCAACAGGTATTGGAGAAGCCTTAGCAACAGGTAAAGATTTGATTAGCACTATTGGTAATGGTCTTTTAGGAATGTTTTCTAGTTTTATATCCAATATGGGAAAACTGCTAATTGAGTATGGAACATTAGCAATTATGAAAGGTACATTAGATGAAATTGTAAAAACTGGAGGTTATCAAGCTG